AATTTCAATGCCAGTAGCAATTGATTGTGGATTGGTAATATCTAAACTTTTTAAGATTTGATCTTGTGCCGTGATTTTTTGCAACATTGGGTCTTGACCACCCAATAACCCACCAATCCCACGACCTAGTTGCTGACCAGCCCTAGCCGCCATGTAGTTAACCGCCTCATAGGGGTCTAACTGAGCCTGTTGAAGTGCTTGTCTTTGTTCTAGTTGTTGTCTGGTATCTTGATACGACTCAGGAGTTATCCCAAACAAACCGCCTACGATTGAATCTGTTGCCATGATTATTCCTTAAAGGTTTGCGTAACCCATAGGCAAGAATGAACTCACCCCTGTGTTTGTTATATATGGGTTGGAATAGTCTGTATCAAACATTCCTGCACTTGTTATTCCTCCGCCTGCGCCCATGCCTCTAAAATAATTACCTAATCCAGTTGTGAACTCACGACTTTCACCAAGATTGCCAAGGGTTCTTGAAAATGGGTCTAATGCGTTAGATGGTTGCATAGTCCTTGCCGCACCCAATCCACCCAACAATAGCGATTGTCCTGCCTGTGCGCCAGCAGTAGCAGATCGACCGCCCAATTGAGCGCCAATATCCAAAGGTGCTTGACCCAAAGACTCAATGCCTTGAGTAGCCGCCAAATATGCTTGGAATGGAGACAATGCACCAACTTGACCAGTTTGGTATTGGTTAAGCAAGTTAGCACCCTGACCAAACAATCCTGTGCCAAATGCAACTTGTTGTTGACCAGCCTGTTGTGCTTGTGCCGCCAAAGCCGCATCTTGTTGTGCCAATGCGTTGTAGTAGGCTTCCATCTCAGGGGTTGTAGCACCCAATCCTTGTGCGCCACTAGGTCTAGCACCAGTAGCACCTACTGACAAACCACCACGACCTTGTTGGAACAGTTGGTTCTGCAACTGAGCCATCTGTCTCTCACGGGTAGGAGCAAGTAAGTCTTGTTGACTTGCCATATACTTTTGAGCAACTTGTTCAGGAGTCTGCGCTAAATACTGTTGACCAAGGTTGAACAGACCAGTAGCCGCACCACTTAGAGGCGCATACTGCTGTCCTGCTTGTTCTGCTTGGGTTAAGCCACCACCTGCCAATCCCATCAGACGATTTTGATAGGCTTGTAACTCAGGAGATACTGTGTAACCAGCACTTGAGAGTCGCCCAGAAGGGTCAAATCCGAACTGAGATGAACCAAATCGTGTGGTTACCCCAATAGGTCGGAAACGAGCCTCCTCTGCCGCCATTCTTGACGCTTCAAGTTGAGCATTAGCAGAAGTCTGCGCCGCATCCCTAGCAGAGTCGCCAGCCATAGAACTGCTTATTAACTGAATACCCGCAGGAATTAACGCACTTGATACTGGATCACCCATTTTCTTCTCCCTTATGCTTGTGAAGCATAGATAAAGGCTTTATTGCCATTGTTTAAAACTGTATGTCCTTTTACAACCCACCCGAAAGATTGGGCAAACTTAGTTAACTTCTTGTTCGTTACATCAACGACTGCCAACAACGGCATATCAACTAAATCTTCTAACTTTGCCAAATCCAATCTGTACCTCTTTTTTATCTCTGCTGACCATTTGAAAACATCTGTATGAAACCATAATAAATTGTCAAACAATTCTAGGTAAATTACATAATCTTTTCTAATGACCACAGGAGTCTTCAATACTTTCCTTAAGAAACACGAACAAGAAGCCCATACGCAAAAGCAGTATCACCACCACCAGCAGATATGCTTCCCGATGCCGCCATCCATCTCCATGTCCCTGTTAAATTATTTGTAAAACCTTGAGTACTTTGGGCTGATCCTACTTGCCCATTCCCGTTTCCAGCAGTAAGTGAGTCACCGCTAGAAAATGTCACAGTATTATTTTCCGTACACTTTATAGCCCCACTAACATAACTTCCTACTGCATTAAAACTAGGTGCGGCTGTACTAATAGTTACAGCACCAGTTGCGCTAGACACAGCAATACCTGTACCAGCCACAGCAGATGTAACGCCTGCGCTACCAGATGCCCATGTTGAACCGTTGGAAACCAAAACATTGCCAGAAGTGCCAGGTGCAACAAACTGCACAGCACTCGTGCCATTGCCCAAAACCACATTGTTTGCAGTAAGAGTAGCCGCACCAGTACCACCCTGTGCAACAGTCAAAGCCGTTGTCAAACCAGTAATGGAGGTAATGTCAGAATTAGCACCAGAAGATGCCGCACTCAAGTTGGTACGAGCATTTGCCGCAGTCGATGCACCAGTACCACCATCAGCAACAGCCAAATCAGTAATACCAGTAATAGTCCCTGCGCTAATAGCAACAGTTGGTATGGTTACAGTACCAGTAAAGGTAGGCGATGCCAACTCTGCCTTAGTTGCAACAGCAACAGCAATGTTGTCAAACTCTGTATTTATCTCCGTACCTTTAACAATCTTTAATGGATCACCAGACGCAAGATTGTCTTTGGTAGCAAAGTTTGTTGATTTCACATAGTTTGTCATTTCTTCCCCTTAACTTAATCTGCCACGTTTAGATTGAATTTCAATCTTCTGAATAGATAGTTCATTGCCTGAAATATTAGTCTCATAGCCAGTTTGCACAACCTTGCCAGAACCACTTGCATTGACTTGTAAGTTCTGCAACGAAACACCATCTGAATACTCGTTAGTCACAGAAGGTTGTGCGTGTACTGCCGTATGCGTACCACTTCCCGCTGTTGTTGTGTTAATTGCCGTACCACCAGAGGTCAAAGACAGATTACAAGTAGTTGTAGAGACGTTAACGCAGTAATAGGTTGTTCCTGTACTTAAACCCGATGGCAAAGTTCCAGTAGTTGTCAAAGTTATTGGATTGTTCAACACAAACTCAGAGCCATCAACAGATGTAACAACCGCAGGGCTTGCATTGGTTATCGTCACAACCTGATTGTTTGGATTGTTGTACTGTGCAACCCCATACTCTGACGTTCCTTGTGTCGGAATAAAGGTACTTGCGGCTAAGTAGTTAGTAGAGAAGTCAAATCCCCACTTCATTGTTACAAACTGGTTTGAGCCACCAATAGCAACAATAGACAATTTCTTCAATATAGAAGTAATCGCTTGATCGCCTAGATCAGCATGGTTTGTGTAGTACAAGAAACGATAACTGCTTGTATGGTCTAGATAAGTACCATACTTACCAATATATCCATTCTTGCCAATCAGCAAATCACCATTCCTACGGGAAAGCAAAGCAGTTGGCTCAATAGAGTCCCAAGTCGTTACTCTGAATGAGTTATCTTGTAACTGCAATCTTGTGTCAAAGCAAAACACTTGCTTAACCAATGGGAAGGTTATCAGGTAGAAAGCATCTCTTTCTGAGTAAACAGCCTTTAGATTGGCTAGAGTTTCACCAGCAATCGTAGACAACAGATCATTGCGTACATTCTTAGACAAGTCTCCCAATGGGGCTGACTTCTCAATAATCGTTCTAGCAAACGAGCGTATGCCTGAGTTAGACAAGAAAAGAATGTCCTTGCCCGTAGAAGCAATCGTATCCCTTGCTATACAACCAATACCACCAACTGTGTCGCTCAAAGTCATGGTAGATGGCGTAGTTGCATTGGCATACACCAAGATTTGACGCTTGCCAAAGATGATTAGAAAGCCATTGTGAGCCGCTAATCCTGTGATCTCATCTGCCCCGTTAGGCCATACCCTGTCTACATTTAAAGAACCAGAAGTTCCAGTAGACCAAACATGACCAGTCAACAAGTCAGAGAAGTAAACAGTATTGTTTTGTGTTGGCACACCTGCCACCCACAAGCGACCATAAGCCGATATAGCGATGTTTCCATTCGGAACAGTAGCAACATATCCTGACTTCTCAGAAATACGTCTATACGTGGTTGCACTTACAGTAGGGTCAAAGATTAAAGGATCATGCCCTGCTTGGAAGAAATAGGTTATTGCATTTAAGGATGTGCAATGCCAGTTGTTTGCTGTGATGGTAGGGGCAGTACCGCCACCACCATAGGTCAACTCTGAAACAGCACTAGACCCATCCAACTTAAACAACTTGTTATTTCCAGAGAACAGCACAGTCAAAGTGCCATCAGCCTGAACTAACTCATGTATTACGCCAACATCATTTGCACCCAAAGCACCAGATGAGGAGTTAACCCTTGACCAACCCTTACGTGAGCCAATGCGTCCATATTGGTCAATCACACAATTGGTGGCAACAAGAGCAAACCCTTGATTCAAGTCCAAGGGCGAATCTTGGGTGTTTAACCCGTAGAAGCCTGGGGCTGAGATGCTAGAGGTTTGTATTGCTTGGCTCATGTTGCTACAAACTCCCCACGATCAGGATAGCGTGTACCCTCCAAAGCAATATGGTCTGACAACATTGATTTGTATAGCGCATATGCTTCTGAGGAAGACAATCCACCATCTTCACCACGCTCAACCAATGCCCTTGCATAGGCGTTTTGAGCCACTAAAACATCAGGTACTTGCACCACAGTAGCGTCAGCAGACAAATTGGCTTGTGCTATGGCTAAAGAGAATTTAACTGTGTATACAGAATCTGGAACTGGATAGAGAGTTACTTTTGTATCGTAGTTGCCATCCACACCATTGAAAGCATAGTCAGTAGGTGCTGAAGTACCCGCAGGTAAGAAGTTAATGTTGCGATTCATGGTGACAAAATCAATGTTTGTCATTCCTAAAAGGCTAGTGGTATTGATTGCGTCTAAGACTTGGAACTTCTGACCAGCCCCTGTGAGAGAGTAGGAAGAAGTGTTTGCAACTGTGGTAACTGTGATAGTTTGGACTAATACGTTCCAAGCAAAGGCATCCTCAATCTGACGCTTTGCATCATTGACAAACTTGCCAAGCAGGGTTGAATAAGTTGTTTCTAGATTGGTAGATACAGTTGGTTCACGTAATCTAACCAATACA